AAGCCATTGTGTACGGTGACTTCAATCGTTCCGACAGCATGAACGTGTGACGGGGAAACTGGTGCTGTCCCTGAATTTACATCCCCGGTATAGTAATAATTCTTGATATTCCCCGCCGTTATCTTAGTTTTGAAATCTGTTACATTCCTTGAAAGTACAAGTTGTTTTTCAGTAAGAATCATCTTCTGTTCAACATTTATCTGTAACGGGGATGCAGATATAACCTTTCCAAAACATACATTTACAGGTTTTGTTGATTCTACCGCTTCAACCGCTGCTTGATGTACTTTCTTGATAATTCCTTTTGCATCAGGCAATAAACTCACCCCCTCTAAGTGTCAAATCCATCCAATGTTCACCTTCCTTGTAAGTGTGCTTGCACTTTTCAACAAGCATCCAGTTTTTCACTTTCATATCACCAAGGTCAAGGTTAATGACAACCATTGAACCCGCCCGCACTCTGTTGTCGCCCAAAGCATTGGTGATCTTCAAGTTACGGGTTTTCTTGTTATACAGTTTCAAAAGGGCATCTGCCTTTGCTTGACCATTTTCACCTTTCTGTAAGGTATCAAAATACTGCAAAATGCCCCATTTATTGATATTAGAAGAATCCTGTGTGATATAAACATCACGCTTTTTAGTATCTTCATTGTCATAGGTCAACTTGATTTTGTTATAAGTATTACTGTCGATAGATGAAGTATATTCAAAATCTTGCCCTGTTTCTTCATCAATCATTAAGTACGCCCCCGGAACACCCACATACATAGATGACAGGCTTTTCAGGGTAAGTTTTCCAAAATCGTCATATAACACATACATTTCCCCGGTGTTAGTCAGTGTCAGGTCAAGAGCATTTGTTATCATTTCAAACAGTTCACTGTTTTCTTCAATTCTTGATTCAATGACATACCCTGTATCATCCAGTGTACCAAGGTTCAGGGCATAATCATCTGCAATCATTTTTACAAATTGTGATGCAGTTTTATTTTCATAAACCTTAGTGTCCTTATTTTTCAAATATCTTAACTGATCGTAGGCGGTGACAGTAATGATCTTGTCCTTACTTCTTTGCTGCTTGAATACAAAACCAAAGAATACATTGTCACCGTCCACCTTCATCCTGACTGGACTACCTTCTGAAAAATCAAGAATGTTGTCATACAGGACTTTGAAAACCAGTTTGCCGGGGGTGTTTTTTCTTTCTGTTGACCATTCAATACCTTCCTGAACAACAGGTTGATATACTTTTGTTCCTGATTCATTCCCAACCAGTAGTTCAACGTACATTGAACAACACCCCTTTCTTATGCTGCCGGAATGGTCAAAACCTGTCCCGGATAAATTAAGTTAGGGTTGCCACCAATGACACCCCTGTTTGCGTTGTAAATCACGGTGTATTTTGCACCGCTACCGTAAAACCGTTTTGCAATGTTCCATAAACAATCACCACGCACAACCGTATAAGTCTGTGCTGCTGCCGGGGCGGGTGAATTGTTAGTTTCCCGCTTAGGCTCTGCACTTGCCTTTGGCTTGGATGCAGCAATTTTGATGTTGACTGTCTTTGTTCCATAGTCCCGGTACTGTTTCAGATTGAACTTGACTTTGAAGTCAAACCCGTTCTTGGCATCCTCTGAAATTTTGTAATCTTCCAAAGATACCTTCATGTTCGTGTTCAGCAGTTTTTTCCCCACCGGGGTCTTTCTGCACACAATGAACTGGAATGTCTTTTTGCCTGTTTTCAACCCTTCAAAAATATCAAAGAAATACCCCGCTTCTTTGAAACCATTCTTATACACCGCATAAGGATGTTTTACTTGCGGGATTTCTGCTTCAAATTCAATGTCGGTCAACCCGGTTTTTTTCAGGATATTGATTTCACCTTCATTTATCAGGTTGACCGTTTTGTTATTACCATTGATTTTGATGCTAATTTTTTCAGGGGTGACAGGAAAAAGGCATTTATCAAAATACATATCATATCCGCTTTGTGCCATTAGTCTGTACCCCCATTTGTTACTTCATCTATTGCTTCACCCATTGCATCATCTAATGCAGTGATAAAGCCATCAAGGTCAGTATCAGATGAAACATTATTGTTGTTTGTTTGGTTGATAGTTACTTCTGCGGTTGTGAATCTGTTAATTGATTCTTGTTCCGCAATGTCACGCAAATACTTCAAATCTTCTTCTGTAACATCCAAAGAATCCTTGATTTTGCCTGTGTTATCGTCAATGTTTCCAATGCTGTCACCCACACCTGAATTTGCTATTGCATCATTGAACCCTGATGTGTAATCACCCACATTAGGAATATCTGTCTGACCGAATACATCCGACAGACTAAAGTTTGAAACCTTATCAGCAATACCGTCACCCCATGCTGCACCCGCATTGAACGCATCTGATGCCCAACCGTCCTGAAATGCATCAAAGGTTGTAAAACCTTCATTGAACGCATCACTGATTGACTGGTAATCTTCTTTGTTTCCGGCTGCTTCACTTGCTTTGGCTGCATAGTCATCTGCTGCTGAACTGATACCTGAATAATCAAATTCAACAAACGGTAACTTATTCAGTGCTGCACAAATACCTTCAATGACTGAAAGTGCCGTGCTTAACAGGTTGTAAAACCATGACTGTACGTTGCAGATAGCATTGTGAAATGCCGTCATCATATTGGATGCAAGTGCTGCAATGGCGTTTCCAATACCCAAGGCAATGTTTGCCACGGTTAGACCCAAGTTCTTGAAGAACTGAATCACCACGTTCACACCACCAGTAATCACACCGAACCCTGAATTTGCAATACCTGTCATTTTTGCAATCGCATTACATACGGCAAAAATTATTGCTATAAGTGCTATAATCAGCACAATAATCCATGTGATCGGACACGCTGCAAGTGCTGCGTTCAATCCATACTGCTGTACTGTCCAAAGAAATGTTTGTCCGGCTGCAAGTGCATCTGCTGCTGCCTTTGTCGCATCAATGGCTGCTGAAATTGCAGTAATTGCGTTGACAATTCCCATGATTGCCAAATATGCCCCTAATGCAGCAATTACACCATATATAATTGGTGCAATGATTGACCAGTTATCACCGATAAATGCCCCAACAGATGCAGCCACTTCAAACACATTCAGAAGGATATTCGCAAGGGTTGCCATTGCTTCAATAGCACCCTGAATGAAAGTCTGAAATGCTTCACTATTGGCTAAATCGTTCAGTCTTTGAAGAACAGGCTGAAATGCAATCAGTGCGGTGTTTTGCATTGACTGCCATATCTGCCCCCAAGTCATAGGCATTTCATTGAATTTGCTGTTAATGTCATCAGCAGCAGAAAAGATTGCTGCCTTGACTACATCAGCGGAAAGTTCCCCATCCGCTGCCATTTCTCTGATCTTACCGATTGGAACATCAAGATAGTCCGCAATGTTCTGAATCAGGTTAGGTGCTTGTTCAAAGATACTGTTCAATTCATCACCACGAAGGACACCTGAACCAAGTGCCTGTGATAACTGCAATTCTGCATTTGCTGCTTCTTGGGTACTTGCCCCGGCAATCGTCATCTGTTTTTGAATCAGATCAGCAAAAGCAACAACTTCTTCTGAACTGCTGAACGCATCCTTTGCGTTGTTACCGAAACGGGCAACAACATCAGCCATCTGACTGAATGAACCCCTTGCATCCTGTGCTGCTGCATATACCATGTTGACAAGTTCAGCGGTTGTCTGAACCCCGTCATTCATCATGTTCAAACGGGATGTTGTCTGAACAAGTTCGTCTGAAATGTTCAGTGCTTTCCCAACTGACTGAATACTGACATAGGCTGCAACTGCCCGTTTGATGGTATTGGTCAGTTCATTTGCCTGTTGCGTTCCGGCTGAAATTTCCTGATTGAAACGCCCCTGTTCATCCACATTGTCACGGATGTACCTTTCTGTGTTGCCAACAGTCTGTGACAAACGCAAATAGGCATCATTGGCAGCAGAAACATCCATGTTCTGCATTGCCTGATTCAGTGAATTTTGTTCCTGAATAGCCTGATTCAACTGCATACGCAACTGTTCCAGTTCTGCATTTGCATTGTCTGCCCCAACATTTACCGGGTTGTTCTCGATCTGCTGAATCCGCTGCTGAATTGCAGATAACCGCTGTTGCATGGTGTTCATATCCTGAACTGCTGCATCCGGCAGTATATCCATTCCCTGTGCGGTCTGTGAAATCCTTGCCTGTGTGGTGTTCAGTGTGTTCAACATATCGTTTGCACTCTGAACTTCTTGCTGAAATCGTTCAACACCTGTTCCTGTGAACACATCCACCCCGTCAGTGTTCCATGTGACCGGGATTTCTACGGGTTCAGGGTCAGGCGGTGCGTTTGGCTGAATTTCAGGTCTGATTGGTTCAGGATTTTCAACCAAAGGGTCAGGAAGTACCGGGTCAACAGGTACAGAAATCGGTTCTTGATTTCCACCATCCACAACAGGCGGTGCAATATCAGGTGTGGTCTGTCGGCTTGCTGCCTGATTCATTGCTTCAATGGCAGCGGTTGCCTGATTGATTTCATCCCTTGCCCCTTCAAGGCTGCTTGTATCAATGTCAGCGTTCATTGACTGCTGCATATCATACATTGCAGACACGGCAAGGTTCACTGAACTGATGATGTTGTTCAACACTCCGCTGAATTGGTCATTAAGTTCAATACCTGTCTGAATAGATGACACCTGTTTCACCGTCCTTTCTTAGTGTTTTTTCTTTGCCCTTGCTTCTGCCTTTTTCTTTTCCTTTTTGTCATGCTCTGCTTTCAACTTGATTGAAGCAATCACAAAGGCTTTTTCCTGTTCATCCATAGCCAAGAACACTGATGGAAGAATGTGAAGTTTTAGAAGGGCATAGTAGGCATAATTTGCTTCACCATCCCCTTCTTCAATTAGTTTTTTGCTTCATCAACCTTTTCATCAAGTGACTTGGTGAATCCCTGAAACTTCTGCATCCATAACTGGAAGTCCTGCATTTCCCCGGCATCATCCACCATTGCATAGACTAAATCTTCCGGGGTCATCACACCGTAACTGTCCTGTAACTCTTTATCGTAAAGGTCAGGAAACACCGTTGACTTCACGATCATTGCCATAAGGTACTTTGAAGTAATCAGTTTCGGTCTGAATAAGTTCGGCTTGCCTGTCACCTGAACTTCAATGGTGTTTGCATCACGAAGTTCTTCATTCTCCTTGGAACTGATATGTCTGAACTCCCATCTGACAGGTGTTCCGTCTGAACCAAGAAGTGAAGCAGTAGGTGCAAACTTTTCATTTTCCTTTACCTTTTTATTCGCTTTCATAAATGCACTAAATTTTGACATTTTGTTGTTCTCCCTTCTGTTTATTAAAGAATAGAAAAAACCCCTTATATGACCTTATATAAAAGCCACACAAGGGGTTCTGTTACTTAGTTAGTAAGAAAACCCGTGAGGTTTGCAAAAGATTCAGGCATTGAGAAATCC